GAATTCTAATCCCGTGTACTTGCTATCATTGGCAGGAACAGGTGGCGTTCCTTCGTTGAGTTTTGTAATGCCATCAAGTAAGGGTTGAGTTTGTAGGTAAGTATTAGTGACTGGCTTGCCGGGGATATAAACTACTGTTACAACACTATTCTGGAAGGTCTTTTGTTGGTTTAATTCATTTTTACCAAGAGTGACGAGTTGGATTGCTTGATTAAAAGTCCAATCACTACTTGTATAAATCGTTGTTCCATCTATGATTTTCCAGATATATTTTGCGAATATGTGTGTAGGCAACAACGATACGCTGGTGTTGTTAATTGTCTGAACACCCATCGTTTCCCAAGTAACATCTTCAGATAATTCTCCGCTATTGATGACATTGTAATAATTGAGAACCATGTGTTGTGGTTGTATGTAATCAACCGAAAGAATCTTGTAGATTTGATAGCTAACAGCATCCCATTCTTGCCAACAAAGTGAAGTTGGTTCTACTGCACCAAAAGCAACTGTGCCAAAGACATCGGCATAATCAGGAAGTCTTGGGTATTCTACATTAATCCAACCACGGGATATGGGTATCGCATGATTGTAATAAGGCGGATTAGGATAAGGTGCTGGTCTGTATAACGTAACGCCCCAAGTTGAGTTACGAACTAATTGAATATCCATAAAATCACGCCAATCCATAAGTTGAATAGAGGCTAAAGGAACATTTGAATTTGAATCTGTTGTGCTGTCTTTACGGGGAATTTCCCAATTGTTGATGTTAAGTCTATCCCCACCTTTCCAGATACCTAACGTGCGGTTAATCTTTGTTCCATCATCATCTGCATATTCTACATAAGAGAAAGACCGCCATTGAGTTGTGCTGGTTCCTGTTGCATCAACACCGAAAACGGCTGTGTTGTCCTCTGTATCTGACACATTGAAAGGAACGATTGACAATGCCGGTAATTGAACAACGTCATCTATTGTAATGGTCACACCTGTAAGAGAGCCGTTTATTCTGTATGAATGCAGATTGCCATCTGTCCAATCAAAAGCGTAACCGCTTCCTACCGGAGTAAAAGATGAGTCACAGAGATAAACCGTAGGTGTACTCCCTGCAATCCCAAAACGAACAAAGACTTTATATTTGGTGACAGGAATGGAAGGAGTTTGTGCAGAGAAACAGGCTCCAAAGTAAGGACTTGTTCCACCTGAATCTAATGTGTAGGTTGAAATTGCTAACCTAGCTTCTATTACACCACCCGTTTTGTAACCGGCTGGAAGAACAGTCGTATCTAATGTCTTGGAAATACTTAATGCTTCGTCAGTTGCTTGCTTTATCCACACATCTTCTTCGTGGGTGTAATAAGTCCCACCACCAACGGAAGAAGCCCAACCTTGTTCTATTACAGGGTCAAGATACCCAACCATATTTACAGATGGGCAACTAATAATCTTACGTCTTACGCCTGTAACAGCCTGTTCATACAGAGTAAGGCATCCGAATAAAACTTCTTTTTGCGTGTCTTTAAGGGAGATACAGCCATTTGTACCAGAACTGCCAAACAAAGTCTTAAACCTAGTTTGCAAATCTATTGTGGTATCTGCTTTAAAGAAAGGTTCTACCCTTGTATATCCGTAAGTGAGGGGTAAAGAATCGCTTGCCACGCCTTTAGTCACATAAGTTGTGTTAGCCGTGGATGGGTTTATTAGAGAGAACCCAAAGTCCTGATCCAAGAACCAAGGATTGAGTGAGTTGTTTTCTGGTAAAACATAAGGCTCTGTTCCTATTGGGTTAGTTTGGACATCAACGATTCGTTGGTTAAGTTTGGTTTGATCTGTTGTAATGCCGTAGCGTATAAATGACCAAACGCTGGTATTCTTTGCCCACGAACTTGTAGAACCCCACCAGATATGTCCGTAGCCTTCTTTGGGGGGCATAATGACAGATAGCAAGCTGTCAGATAGGAATGGAAAAGTTGTTTCTGTTTTATCAGTTGCTATAATCTGGCCGGATATTAAGCCTGCAACCTGTAGAGAGAAAATCTGATTTACAGGGTCAAGATTTACCCGATAGGTTATCGGCCAATGTGACCAGACAATCTCAAACACAGCCGTAACATCTCTGTTACCATAAAGTTTGTAATCCGCAGGGAAAGTCCCATCAATAACTATTGAAGAAGTGCCGTCGCAGTTAGCAAAGATGTTTTGAATAGTATAAACACCTGCCTGTGTTCCTGTGAATATCTGGAACCGATTGCCTTTGGATAAGCCAGAGGGCAGGTCGGCTGTTGTAAACTTAACAGCATATTGCACAACATCCAAAACCCGCAATTCTTGTATCTCACCAGCCACTTGAGGACCGAGCAACCAAGAACTTATCAGTTGAGGTTGTGCAGGATTCAGCAACAGTCCTATGTGTTGAACATCATTAGCCTTGAGTAAACCGACAAAGAATAGATATTCAGGATCGTTAATGCCAAAGCCTACGCCCGTATAAATCCCGTCTAACGTAGTGCTTGTAATGTAAAATCGGGTTACAAAATTGACAGCGGCAGGGAAAGTCAGATCAATCTCTTTGAAGTAAGTAGCAAGTTTAGGATCAGTTGGGTCATACTCACCACTTTGATTGTCTATTAAAGTATAGGTACCGAAGTCAGCATTTACAGCACCGGAATCAACGCCTATGAGAGTCCAACCATCGGCAATAGGTGTGGTTTCACACTCATAGACAGACACATCTCCACTTGTATCCCGTTCCAGAATAGGGATTTGAGATTGTTTGGGATTCTGATTTAAACGTAGCAAGTTAGAATCATTAAGCAAAGCCGAGTACTCATTTTCAAAACCAAGATAACGCCAGCCTATCATCAAAGGTTCTAGTCTGGAAATAGGCCCAAGCACAACTCTAAATGGGAATCGGGTTGTGTCCATCGCACCTAATGTGCTTGAAGTAGAAGTTGTATGCCTGCCAGAAGGGAAACTCCACTTGTTTAAGGCTAAACCTTCTGTATTCAAGCCAGCTAAAACCATTGTAGGAGAACGCATCCAATAGTATTCAACCCGAACATTTGTAGGACTAATTACAGGGATTTGAAGTGTAATTTCTCCAATGTAAGGATTGACCGCAGATACATCTACTAAAACGCTGTTCACATAAACTTGAACGTCTTGTTCGGTAGCCGGAGTTGCATCTCCCCATGATTTTACAAGGGGGCCATACAGAACGGTTATCAAGTTGTTAGGCGTGATCCCAAATTGTGAAGTTACATCTTCCATTTCTAATTTGGGAGTTTGGCAACCTAATCTGTCTACGGATACGCTATATGTCTGCCCTACGGCAACTTCTGGCATCCTGAATTGAACACGAAGGATGCTTGGAGCTATTTTAACTTGTGTTATCCCGCTTCCTGTGGCTGCGGAACCAACCGGCCCACCATTATTACCACATAATGTTTTTAAACGGTAATTGCCTGCATTATTACCATTAGTGATAGTTAAGATTTCCCCTTCAACACAATAAGAAAAGTCTTGAGAGGCATCTGTAATCGTATCCCCATCTATTGTAAGCGAGCCTGTAAGACCTGTGGGGGAGGTCACATAAGAAACAGGAGTTGCATCTGTATCTACGGGGAAATACAGGATGTTTTCAACCCTATATCTGCCCGGATAAGATTCGGGAGTGAAAGATGGAGTTGAGGTGAATCCTCCCCCTCCAGCCATATTAGGACCGGAGAGAAGGGTTAAAGTTGCCCCTATTGAAACAGATGAGAAATCTCTGGTCGGGTCGCTAAACAGAGTCTTATCAACCAATGTTCTACCCGCTGTGCCGTTAATCTCTTTGATACCCAAACAGAAATGTCTAAATTCGTCATAGTAGTAGTTGCTGAAATCTATTTCACATTGAGGATTGCCGTTAATATCTACATCGGTTAAGGTCGTGAAAGCATCCCAGAACACAAAACGTAAATCATAAAGTGTGTGGGCAGGTTTTAATGCCCTCATCACAATCTGGACGTTTCGGATAAACGTAAAAATATCATCGGGGAACGTAGGCAGGGTGATAACTACATCATCTACAGTTATTTGGCGAGTATTAGTCACATTGATTTCAAATGTGAACTGATCGTCAGGCCCCCAAGCAGATAACCCTCGAAGTTGTCGTGCTGCTATTCCTTTCTCAACAATCTCAACGGTGGCATCCGTTAGTAATTCAACACCTTCTTTAACAGTCTTTTTAGTAGAACCTTGCAGGAGCAAGGTTACCATGCGCCTTAAAAAGTCACGGTAAGAGATGTCCCCATGAACAGTAGGCCAACCATCTACAGAGGCGTTAGGAAATACCAGCATCCCAAGTATCTGGAACAATACTTCGGAACGGGTGTAGTCATACATTGCATCTTCAAAACATTCTTGGGCTGTAATCTGAAAGGTTGCGATAGCTTCTGCTATTGCTTGGAATTGAAGGGTGTAATAAGGCCCCGTTACCTGTGAAACGTAGTTGCTAGGTAGAATCTGACGAAAAATATCCAAAACTTTAGTAGTCTGAATCTGAATAGCATCCTTTTGCCTCTGGCTCGGTTCTGCAAAAGGGGCAGGATTCTGCGTGGGAGTATTAGGCAACAGAGGGATATTTGTGGGCTGATCAGCCATTAGATATTCCTTGGGATAGTTGTTTCTGTGTCACTCGCATAAGTGAATTCCAAATTACCAAGCGTGACATAACCTAACGGACCTGGCTCAATATTTTTGACCCCCGTATCACCATAAACAACATAACTCACCCACCAAGTTGCATCGAGTGGTGTTGTGCCTTTGGGGAGAGCCACAAGAATCCTTCGGGCTGTTATCTCTATGCGCTTTGCCAGAATTTCTTTCTCTGTCACAAGATGGTAAGTGTTAATAATTGTTTCATCATCGCTATAGCCGGGGATATACATACCTGTATTACCAATAATAAAAGCCGAGTTGGGTGTGTTAATCATCGGAACACCTGAAAACACATTTGGAGAAGTGAAGTAGTTATAGAACAGGTTTTCATTATAGAATACCCCACAAGGATCATTTACATTACCCCCTCCATTAAGCGTCCCGCAGGATAAGGGATTATCTAACAAGAAAATATCAACAGTATTCGAGTGCCATCTGTTAAGCACTTCTTCTGGCTTTGTAATCTCAACAAAGTCAGAGGTCTGATCAGTTGTTATCACTTCCTGCGGGATAAGCACCCCGTCAGAAATAGACATTTGGGTTAAAGGAACAACGACATAGGATACGCCCTGTGACGCATCTATTGTTTCTATGATGTCAGACTGTCTGACAGGTTGCCCTAAAACTAAGGAACTGAACAACCTACTTAAATTTGTTCTGACATAACTGTCAACGGTGGGGACATTGTAGTTGCCGTAGATGGCAATCGTAGCCGTCAGATTTACCCCTACCTGAATGCCCTCTTTAACAAGAACATCTGCGGTGATATGCTTGGTTTCATCTATAACGCTTTGTGCTATCGGCACTATTGAATTCATCTCATAGTCAACTACAAAGTTTTCATCGTGGGAATAATCGACAAGGAGTGCTTCTCCCTCCACTATTCTGGTTTCCGAGGTTAGTCTTAACCCTAATGGGGTGTTTTCATGTTCATCTATAAAAGTAAAATCTGGTTCTTTATCAGGCACATAAGGGCTGTTATACTCTATGGTTCTATTGTTGTTATACACCCTGACAGTAAGGGGATTGATTCCGAGATAGTCCAGATATTCAGTTGAGAACAAAAACACATGAGATTCACCGATAACTTCAATAGGCAGACCTGAAGGGATTGTGGTTGTACTACCTATGGGCTGTGTTATCTGAACATAATTAGCTGCATCTATTGAACGTCCCAATTCCAAAGGCAAACTACCTTGATACAGTTTATAAAGGGTTGATGGTATTGTGCCAGAACGGGTTGGATCACCAGATAAACTAATAATGTTGTTAGCTGGTTGGCTAGGCAGAACATACTTATTACTGGTTCTGAATCGGTAGGAACCCGTATAGGAATCTGTTAAATGTATCTGTGCAGGGTCATTAGCAGGCAAGGTTGCGTCAAGTTTTATCATGTCAGGTGGAAGAATAGTTACCCCTGTTAAATCAAAAATATGGCCTGTAGTATTATCTACAAACTCCCAACCCCAAGAAGGATAGTTAAGCATTTCAATGATAGGGTTGTCATTGGTTATATTAGCGTTGATTGCTCTGAATGTTAATGAACTTGCCAATCCTGTTGGCTCAAATTGGCCGTTTTGAACAATCTCAAAGGAGAAAGCAAACACATCAGAAAGGGTTGCTGTGTTTTCTCCCCGAATCCAAATATCAACCTTACCGCCTGTATGTTTGCCTGTAGCAGGGTCGTAATCCCTCTGCATCAAGGGGTCACCACTATCAACTACGAATGCTTGTTGAACACCCGCTACTTCTATAGTCTTTTGCAGGTAGCCACGATGAGTTCCAGTATCAACCGAGGATAAAACTCCATCAGCTCTGGTTGCCAAAGCTAGATTGCTTTCTATATCTGTACCGCCAAAAGTCGGGGCTTCGTTAATAACTTGAACACCCGGAGGCCCGTCTATGATATTCTGAATCTGGCCTATTGTCAGGTTCCCACTTGTTCCATTCGTTTCTGCCTGAATATACAGTATGACTGCATAACGTCCTGTAATTGGATTGTAAATAGTGCTGGAACCCGAAGAAGTAATTGTTGCAGATGAGGTGGTACGGAATGTCATCCCCCCACCTGTAACCACTGTACCCAATGCAATAAAACGCGGAGATACAGGGCGGGTTGTCATATAGGCAGTAACCTCACCCCTAGCCCTTGTTCCTGTTTCTCTGACAATTCCCCGCTGTGCCGCCAACTGATCGAAGATGTTATCTATTAAATTCTGAACGTCATTGTCAGTTTTCAAAAATAAAGCCTGCTTCAAGGCAATCTTGTATGGTGATTGGGATACTGGAATAGATATTCCAGTATATCCGGGGTCATCTATTGGCAATAATGTTGCGAAACTCTGTGCCGCCTGCATGAAACTTATCAAGAAACGGATACGTTCTGCTTCTGTCGAGAACGGATCAACTACCGTATCCCTGATAACTGAACCCGGCTTAATGTCTATTTCAGGATGCGACCTGTAAATAGCCAATGAGAAATCTTTGGATATTTGGTCACGATTCACAACAGGGATGTTTCTAATAGCCGGTGTAACTACCAAAGGAGAAGCTGCTACCTCTGGTGAGAAAGCAGATTCATATTCTTGATTATCTATCAAGTAGATTGCTGTGACTACATAATACAAAGGGTCAGTTGTAGGTATGGCTGTGAAATCTGAATTAGGGATAGCAGGGTTGATGCTAGAGTTATAAACGGAACGCCTGTCATGGATAAAAGAATACTGTGTTGTTTGAGATACCGCTTCTATATTGAAGTTGGATTGGATTCTGGTAGTGGTTTGTGGGATTTCAAGTAACTGATTACAATCAGTTTGGTAAATTGTTCCGATGTTGTCAACCTGATCTTGTCTGATTTTAACATAATAAGGTGTAGATACCGGACTTCCATCTGGAAGTTTAACTATGTTGGCATTAACAGTCATGTTGCCTAATGTAGTAAATACTTCGGTTGTATTTCCTGTAATGATTGTTTGTGGATTGATTTGGCTGTAACCCGTAGTACCTCCCCCCGAAGCAATAGACGCATAGAAATTATAACCCACAACATAAGGGCTATCTATTCCATCAATGATGATTTTGACAGTCTGGTCATATCGTTCAACATAAATCCCTGTTGGAGCAAGGATGCTATTGTTGATGTCTTTCTCTAATGAAAGAATAGCATTGGTGCTTGCATAATTAGTCACAGCCCCACTAGTTAAAACAGACTTGACTTGCAGGATGTTATTGCCGGGGAAAAGTTGCAAGCCATCGGGATAAGCCGCAGGGTTTGGGATTGTAAAAGTAGTTTCCTCAAAGACTATTAAATCGGGGTCAGAAAGCCAACCACCCCCACGCACAGACACTTGCATATCTATAGTGTCAGCACTCATCCTGCCGGTAAAGAATCGAACAGACCTGTCCGTAGTGAAGATGTAATTCGTATAATACTGCCCGTCAGGGGCTAGGAATTGAGGTGTTGTGTTTACAGGCATTTAACTATCCTTGTGGAGGGTTAATCAGAGCTAATGGAGAATTGGGAATGTTAATGATGCTTTGCCCTAATCCTGCCGCCTCAGTCCCAAGCATAAGGCCGTTGGAACCCATGAGTGCAACCACATTAGGAACTGTATATACAATCGTTAGACTAATAGGCTCTGCTGAAGCATTTTGTACCGTCACATCAACCATATAAGTTGTGGGATCTTGCGCGTGGGGCATCACATTCACGGCTACGATAGAGTACAAACGCTCTTGATAAGTGACTGTTTGGTATTTTGCCTGTCCTTCTTGTAAACTCTGGAATCTCGTAAGTGCCTGCCTAACATCTTCATTAATGAGATTGGCTACACCAGAAAGAGCCTTTGATCCTATACGGGAGCGGATATTAGAACCATACCAAGGATAAAATTGATTACTTCCTTTGTCAGTAAGAAGAATCTTTAAAGCGGCTTGATAAAGCAGATTTTCATTCTCTATCATCAAAGTTTGGCCGTTTGGGTCAAACCGATAGTCATTTTCTACAAATGTTGCTTGGCATCTCAAACACCTGTTTACTGTCGTGCCGTAATTTACCTTGAAAACAGGATTGGTTTTTACAGGCCGAACAAACTTGGGGTATTTAACGGTGATAGTATTAGGAGGCACATAAAGCTGCCATCCGGGGTAAAGCACCTTTCCCGTAGCACTTCTAGGAACCCCGTTTGTACCACAATCCACCTCTCCAAACCCTAATGATGTAGCCGCACTTCCTGACACTCTCACAAAAGAATCAGGGCCAACAGTAGATATGTCCCCAAATTCTAGGTAACCATTAGCATTATAAAGCATTCCTACGTCAAAGTTTTTTCGTAAGAGATATTGGATTATCTGGTCTGTAGTTAAACGGTTAACTCCAACGATCCCAAAACTAGTGGTGAAAGTGCCTTTAGGAGTTGCTATTGTGAGAACGTCAAAGCCTTCTTTTAAGTCAAAAGGTCCAGACACATTACTAAAAATATGTGCCGGAACACTTAATCCGCCTTGCGGGATAAAATACTCATCGTTAACTAGTATGCGAACAGTAGAAGCGTTACCTATCGGCTCTCTGGTCGGAAGTGAAGTCCGATCTGTACCTAAAAGAACGACTTCCTCAATAGTCATGTGAGGGCAGGGAAATGCTAATTGTATGTCTCTACTCATAAATTTTCCTATCTACATTTATATCTCTCTCCTTAAACAGATTTTATTAAATGTTTAACCCCCTAACGGGTCACGCCATTCAGAGGCAACATCGTTAAATGTAAACTCAAGGAAAGGAACATCGACATTAGCAGTATAAGACCTGACTGTTCCATCTGGTTCAGTATCGTAAAGTAAAACATTCATCTCTTGGATCAGATTTTGTACTCTGATTTTAGGATCGAATCTGTTTGTATCAAATTCGCTACTGCTAATGCTATTTAAAGCACCTCCAAAGGCTTGAACAAGAATCATATCTCTTTCTTTTTCTAATTGCTCTCGAAGATCACAAAGTTTAACGATACGCCACTCAATATCTTGGAGTTTTTCTTTGATTTCCTGATTAGCCCATGACCTTATTTGATTCATAGAGGAAACGATACTGTCAAAATCAAAAGACCCTTTTGACGTTCTTCTACCTTGTCGGGCTGTATAATACCTCTCGGTATTCAAAAACCCACCCGGATAAGCCCCAAAACCGCTGGATGTTTCTCCGTTGGATAAGGGTTCCATAGGTTCGGCTGACATAGGAGCCACTACGCCTCCATTAGGATAGCGGTAAATAATTTTCAAGTTGCCGTTTGCTTCTTTTTCTACTACCTCTGCACAATCGGGTTTCATAAAAGAAGATATGTCTAAAGGGTTACCTCCGTTAGCGATATAAGCTTGACAAAGGCATCCTAACGATGAGTCGGGTGTGACTGAAAACCCTGTCCTTTGTTCTGTAGGTGCGTTAGCACCCTCATCTCTGCGATAGGTTACGGTAATGTAACCGATACGATCTAATTCTGCTCCGATGACACTTAAACGTGCCGCAATCTCTTTCCGATTACGAAGCAGCCAGCTTGAGTAGGCTCGAAAGTAACCTACCGGCCAAGTGTTCGTCTTGCTAAAGGTTGCCATAATCTACCTCACAAGGTTTCTGGAGGAACGTCATCCCCCGGTGGTAATGCAGGTGGTGGTAAAGGCGGTCCTACTGCGGCTGGAAACGGTGGTGTTTCTGGTGCCATATACCCACTAGGTTCTTCATTCGTCCAAATGAAAAGGGCCTTTATTAAATCAAGTACGAAAGGCGCACCCACCGGCATCACTATTGCAATACCGGCTCCATACGCTAATGGACTATCACTTGGTTTGTTCTTGGCAGATACAAAATCACTTAACAAACCATCTGTGCCATTAGATACAAGCATAAGTCCAGATGCTTTGGGTATCTGGAAAGCAAAAGACAAGATGGATTGAATCAGGCTATTTATTCTGCGAAGTAGTTGTTGTAATTCCACAATTCTTGCCTCAATAAACTCTATGTATTTCCTGATTGTGTCTACAATAGAGGTCAAGGTTGCTCTGACTGCTTCTACCCAATTTTGGATGGATGCGAAGAAGTCCTGCATACCCGGCAAGGTGTCGAAGAATCTATATGTGAGCCATTGACCGTCTTGTTTGGTTCTCTTTAATGCCGCAGTTGCGGCACCTAACACTAATGCTGCTTGGTCTAATAGTTTTTGATTGGATGTGCTAGAAGTAAAAAGCCCACGACAATAGATAACAGCCGCATCTTGAGGTTGCATAAATAAATTTTCTAGGACAGGAGTGTTTATATAAAGCACAGGTGAGCTATCAGCAGACCCTGCCCTATCATATTTATGTGTCATATCTGTAAAATAATTCTCTGCGATTGCAGGAATTTTAATAGACCCGTCAGGTTGAATAGATTTCTCATAAAAAATACGAAGGCTAGGCGCACCATATTTCATAATGGCTTCTGCTTCTTTTTTTGTTGCTGTAAGAGAAGCCGTTGAGAATGATTCGTCTGTAGGTGCCACCTCTTGCATTTGAGGCAAACGACCTTGGATAACTCCTTTGGTGGTAAACAAAGAAGATACTGAATCAGGGGTTACACCTATACAAAAAGGATTAATACCTATTCCACTTTCTCCATAAACAGGTGTTGCAACAGACTCCCAAAGGGTTTGTTCTCCAAATGAATTTCCTTTCCCCATGATAAGAGTTTGTGTGTCTAAAGTCGAATTGAGTTTCATTTTATATTGATGGTTATTGTAAGAAGATTTTTCTAGCACAGTACTCCAAGTGGTTTTACGAAGTTCCTGTGTGTTATCCACAATCATTTTTTCTAATTCAGGCATAGGACCAGAAGCATCGTACAAATCCTGAACAAATGCGTCTATGTGCTTTCGGAGGTAATTGATAAAGTCACTAACCTTGGCGTTTTTGGCTTGCAAGGCTGTCTGATAATCTTCAAAAAGTATACCTGTAAGTTGTCGGAAATCTTCTAACCCGCAACCTTCAAGACAAATACCGGGTAAAAGAACCTTGTTGTTCTTGACTGCTTCATAAAGAGTTGGAGTTAAAGTTGGTTTGATTTGGTCTAGAGGTATTAAATCAGGACGAACCAGAACCAGCAGCAACAAAGCAGTTTTGAGAGCCTTGAAATATTCCTGTGTGTTAGCGTTAGGAAAGATTACTTGCACATTGTTTGAGAAGGCACTCAAATCACTAGGGGAAGTCCCACCTTGTATTAAAGGAGCCACAGGAAAATGCAATCCTGTACTGTCTTTCATTGTCTGAAAAGCAGTTTCTGCAAAGTTGTAAACAAAACTTTCATTCTTTATTATATTTGCATTGTAACAAGAAGCGACTCTAACATAAACTGTTGTAGCAGGGCCAGCATCAGTAAGGGTCACTTGCCCTGTAACTGAATCAACTGTCAATTTAGCATCGTGAGGTAAATCGTCCATTTTTAAGTGGAACATAAATTGATTTGTAACCCATTGATTCCCTGTTTCTGCGGCTGACATATAAAACATTCTCTGGAAATAATACTTGCCATCTTTTTTCAAGTATTCCAGAGGGACAGGGGCGTTATCAGATACAGACCTCAAACCATAAACACGAGTTCTGCCACTCTTTAACTTACCGTCTTGAAAAGAATCAATGTAGTTGATGTCACTATTAACCAATACGTTATCAGCACCTCCATAGATAACAAGAGGTTTGCCTGTATCTTTTTCCCGAACGGCACCATAGTTACGGGGTTGCTGTTTTTTAGCAGGGTCATTTGTATTAGGTGCCATCTTGGTTGATGACATTGGTCTATCAAAAAACACAGGAAGCCCATTAGGGAAGGTGGATACTGTTATGATAAACCCCTTCGGGGGCATGGCAGGAAAAGGATTGAAAGTATCAATAGGAGTTGTTTGATTGAGAGTCCAACGTATCTCTGCTATTTGGGGTGGAGTGCCATTAAATCTTGTTAGATAAGACCCCAAATCATAAGCTGTCATAATATTTGCTGTCGATGATCCGTAACTTATAGAATTTATTGAAGGGACAGGATAACCTCCCGGCTGTAAAAATTCTTGATTAAAAAACCCCATCAGTTGTTTGATATATGCGATGAGTCGCATAATTTCAGATATGTCTACGGACATATAAAAGAACATCCCAAATGTAGTTGTCAAACTTGAAACATCAGGACGAGTCGGGTCTGTCCTATCAGTCATACGGGCAATCATTCTTCGTTGATATGCTTGAAAGCCACCTTTCAAATCTTCATAAGGGTAGTTAAGAAGTTTCCAATCTCCGGTCATATACAAACCCATCTGCCGGATGTCATTGACTAGAGCTGTTATCTCATCCAAGATAGCTTGTACCGCCGCTACAATAGGATCAAGAAACCCTATCAAGAAAGATTTGATAAAGTTTAATATCTTTAAGGCTATATCCAGAACTGAAATCAGAAATTGAAAAGCATTGTTGATGTTGTCCCGAATCGGTTTGATGAAATCAGGGACTTCAAAGGAGATAGTTCCCCATTGATTAGTAATCTCACCAACCGCTTCCGATCCTGTTATTCCTGTCAAATCCGTAGGCAAAATAACACCTCACCCTATCACTATACCTTAACTACCGCCCCCGTACTGCAACCTAGTCAACTGCTCACGCAAACCTGCAATCCTCTGATTATCCTCTTTTATTAAAGTTTCAAGGATGGTTTTGAGTTTGTTTAGGGTTTCAATTTGAGTCGCTGCCATTGGAGAAACGACAACCTGTTCTGGAGTTTCCTGCCAAGTGCCATCGGGAACCCCATGTGTCTTTAACGCTTCTTTAAGTTCTTCTGCTGTCAGTTCTTTGTTACTCATTGAGTTTGTCCACCGTTGCCATGAGAGTTGCTAGGTCTTTTTCTTCCTGTCGTTTCTTGGGTAACGCAATATCATACTGCTGTATCTGACTTAATGTGCCATAGACTTTGTTAGTTCGGTAATTAACCCAAATATAACGGCTATCCCTGAATTTGTCCTTCTTATTTAGAATCTCGTTTATCCAATCGAGCAGAATAGGACGATCAGGTGAGGGATCACTATTAAATGCGGTATAGGGATCAGATGGTGGAACCGCAGGCCATTTTCTCATCTTGGTTGGATTAGTAGGGTCACTAGTTAGCCAGTCAAGCCTTTCATCCCCTATCCAGAATCTCCTATCGAGTAATGACATACAACCTGAATTGTTAGCATAGGGGGCATTCCAAACCAAGCCTGTCATATCTGCCAGCAGTTCATCCGAAGGAACACCCAAACCAAGTTCGGGGTTATCAGGATTCCCAAGATTTTCGATATGCTTATCCCGCTGGAAGATAAAATAACTTCCAGACTTCCAACCAAGCAGGAAGATGTTGATCATCTCAATCCAAGTTAGCATACGTTCTCTGGTTGAAAGTATCACATCTATTGCTTGATCCGAAAATAGTTTGGAAGGCCGGATAATCTTATATGAGAAGGGTCTGACAGAATAACCATCATTGGCGTAGGTTCTGTTAATAATGTCCCAACTTGCAGTCGGGCGCAAGTCCATCTGTCCTTCTTCTTGATAAGGTGGGGTAGTAGAAGAAACTGTGGGGTAAACAGTATACTCATAGCCGTTACCACCAAAAATCACAGGGTCATCGAATGTGCCTGCAAATGTATTGACAGGGTTGATTTGCAGATAGGTTTCAGGGGTGTTTACTACAGATTGAACTCTGTAATAACCTCTATTGTCATCCAAAACTTTAGGGTGTCCTGCTACATAAGGCGGTGTTGATCTGTCAGGCACAGATTGATCACCTATGGGACGGAAACCTCTCTCCGGTGGATGTAAGGCCGTCTGCCCTGTCGGAGGCGGTAACCAACCTGCGGGATCAATTAGGACAATATCTCCTGCGGCTACACCTAATGCGCTGAACGTGCTGGTGTTACTATCATCATAAAGTTTGTTAACATCGTCAGCATAAATACCTGTTGCTTTTACATACCCACCTGTTTTGTCACTATAATGGGCATTGGATTGTAAGACTAATTTATCAGTTAGCATACCTAGTAACTGTTCGTTAGACTGTTCATGTGGCACAGGAGAATTTTGGATATATATCTCAAATCTGCTGTTGGCAGCGTCAAAAGGTTCAACTAATACAGGTGGGTTAAGTGTTATCGTATAAGCGTTCATCACTTCTTTGATGATACGTTCTTCGATAACATTCCCGTCCTCATCTAACCTGCGGAAAGTATCGCCTGCTTTGACATTAACATCTGATGATGTGAAGGGGCCAAGATTGGTTCCATAATGGGGTCCTGTTCCGTCATACCAAACATCAGCAGGCTTCGGGTAAGAAGCATACCAATTCATATAGAAGCCGTTAGCTGTGACAGTAGTGATTTGGCTATCAGCATCAGCCGAAAAAGAATTCATAATTCCCCTACGAATCTCATAGACATAACGTAGGGGTTCTATTTCAGATAAGCCGTTCTCTAATACTTCATGGAAGCGTCTAATGCTTTTGACGGTGAAAGATACTTTTTCAGGGGTGTTGGCAGGTATTACCGCACCTGTATCATAAGCGTTTGCCGACCGCATCCCAATATAGCGTTCGTAATCGTAATAAGTGGTGTCGGGGTCAGGTAAGAAGTTGCCGTTATAAACAACTAGAGGCTTTGTGTAATTCAGGTCCATACAGGTTCTTGGCATAGAGGGTTCTAGAAAAACCCCTTCTTTTGCTCTGAATATACACTCCATTGTAGTGGATGGCAGGATACAAGGAACAGCTAATGTGAGCAGACCTGAATCAGTATTTATTTGTTTCCATTGGTCTGTTGTGATCTGTGTCAAATCCAACAGATATGGAACATGGCTGTATATAGGGTCTTGCGGATTAGATTTGAAATTGTAACTGAAATTATGTTCATTCAGATTGGCTTCTAAAGCTCCAACTCCAACTCCTGTTGCCGGTGTTGAAACGGGATAGATGTTGTCAGATCCCCCAACAGTAAAGGTGTTTGCACCCTTTCTGGTGAGAATTATTTGATGGAATCCAAATATAGACCCTGTACTTAACGTGTCATGTAATCCCACACAGTTGTTAGAGGGTAAATTGGGGTCATATTCAGTTATCGCATAGCTATTGCAAGACACGTTTACAGGGACATAAGACATTCCTGTGACATAAGTGGAAGCTTGAGCAATATCTCTAAAAGTTGTTGCTAGAATACTTGTACCAGCACCGTCTGTAAAATCTGTCACAGTAAGAGTAGAAGTTAGCACATCAATATTTGTAATCTCTCCCGATGTAACCGTATTGGTTATTTGGGCGTTATCTGAAAAATCATCTCCCCGTATTATGTATAGACGTTGCCCTACTACGAAACCGCTCCCATTAAATACAGGGGCAAGATCAGTTAGAATCACATCTACAGATGTTGGAGTGTTAACGGTTGCATCCACAACTGTTGGGAAGTGAATAGGACACCAATCAGTATTTGATCCGGTAATTGTTGTCCTTATACATTCGTAGTAATTGGCTGTGGAACTTTTTATAGCATGACGTACAATATAAGTGCCTACTTTTGTCGATGCTATATTAGTTGCATCGGCTGATTGGCTAATTACAAGGGTGTCCCCTTTTTGGACGCGATTTAAAGACCCACTCGCTACTGTTATGTTTTGTATAGTGCTGTCTAGATTACGGCAATTATTTGTTACTGCTACACTTGGGTTAAAGTAACTTTCTGTTTCTCCTGTGCCGCTACAAATGGCAAGACTGTTTCTGGAAGAAACAGAAGGTGCGACAGAAAACTCTGCGTTTGTTGCTGTAATAGAGGTGTTGTTATATCCCTCAAAAGCCATAACTTTCAAGGAACCCTCTTCAGATAACAGTATTGTTTCCGCAGACCAATTGCCCCCTGCTGAATGATTTGCCACCAATTCTCTAGGCTTAAAAGTAAAAGGATAAGGGATATGAAACCATAAGAAATTAAACCAACCGTTGACCCATTTATTTATTGAAGATTCAGAGATAACTCCTGTGTTATAGCCGACAGATACTGTATTAACTACTAAACCTGTTTCCAATAACAAACCAGAAGTCGGATAAGTATATCCTCGCTCTTTAGCATGGCGTAAATCAATTGTTTCGTGAAAGGTTAGTCGGTCAGTATCTATCCAAGCGGTGTCAGAAGCGACTGCTTCAATGTCAAATGAGTATTCAAAGCCGTATAATGTTTCCCATTTCTCCGTAGGACCTACACCTGAAACGCTGTAAGGTAAAAACCAAGCGTTAGTTGGGGGTGTGCCAACACCCCAAATCGGAAAGTAAGCATCTATGATAATCTGTTTGTTGTCAGCGGGGTTTACAACTATGGGGTAACTTACACCAAACTGTACGGGGTTGATAATAACACCATTGTAGAATCTACCTGCCCAATCTTCTACCTCTACAGTAAGCGTTCCTGTCCCTTTTATGGTAAAGGTCAGCACAACTTCTCCACCCGGTTGTTGCCACGGATAAGGAGGTGTTTCGGGAGGAGGTGGGTAATTTAAAATATCATCGTCCCATCGAGCTATGAGTTTAATTTTGATTGTGTTGTCAGAATCAGACAAATAAATGTTATTAAGGTTGCCCACCCCTGACAATAAACCATTGTTAAGAGAGAAGTCGGGAACAGATGAAAAATCTAAAATGGTTGTGGGGCGACCTGTGGGCGCATAGTTAGGGTAATAAACCAATTTAACACCAGCTAAAGGAAGATGGCTTTGAGGATGCCCATCATCGGATGAGTGTTCCCCATCAACAAAAACCATAGCGTTTTCAATAGTATATCCAACAGGAGAACCCGTATTTGGTAGTGGAGGTGCTATGGGAGGTGTTGTTTGTGTGACAAAGCGTGGAGGTTCTATCAAAGAAACCTCATTTGCTGCGTCATACGATACATCCCCGATAGTCCAGATACCTTGAGGCCCACGAACAGGGACTCCATTTGAAAACTTACTTGGTGCTTCTGATTGCACAAAAAGCAAATCAAACTTATCAGCACCTTTAAGGGGTGCTGCTGGTTCCTCATTAACAGAAGTCATAAGTGTTGCTGGTATTTCAGTTGGGGAAGCGTAAGTATCTACTACCCAACCATCAATAGCAAGTATTTCTTGAGGGTAATCCTCAAATTCTATGATTGGCATAGGGGATAATATAGTAGAAAGGGATAAGAATTCTGGCATGACCGATAGGCACTTGTATTCAGAATTACCTGTTGCCATATAGGGGATTTGATAATCCCCAGAATCGTCTTTATCCGAGCCATCTAAAGCAGGAATATGTAAGGGCTTTGCAGAATCATAGAAGAAGTTAATCTCCCCACCAATGTAAGACATAGGTAAAGGCGGGTTTTGCCCTAGTAATTCTTTAGGTGCTAACGGATTGTTAGGGGTAGTATCATACTTTGATGGGAAAGTAGTGTCTATTATTTTACCGTCACTCTGAACAAGCAAATCAAAACCATTTCTGTATCCGGGTAAAACTTTAGCTTGATCCTCTGTGGATATAGGTGGTGTTATCTCTTTGAGTAAAGAAGGAACCTCAAAAATTGTATCTCCCTGCCTAATTGGAAAATTATCAGCCTGTATACTTGTTGTATCTGTTATGCTGACACAAACATTGTTCGGTGCAACTACTGCGGTGCCTTGATCATTTTTGAATAGTATTACACAACCATATTTAACCTCTTTCACGAACAAACCCATATAACGAGTATCGTACACCCTAGCCGTTACCGCAGGATAAATGCTCCCATCTGGTTGCCCCCAAGATACCTCTGATCCGGCTGTGAAGCCGGGAACAAACATAGAGGGGTCGCCTTTGTTGGCATCAGGCACCGTTCCGGTGCTTGTTAGAAGTTGGTATTGGTCGGGGAACCCCGTTTCTGGATTTATTGGCACATCCCCTAAATTACAGGGGAATGCAATCACACAAGGTTCTAAAATAGCCGGAGAGGGCAGGGGTGGCGTATCATCAGTATAAAATTTTCCTGCTTCTATGCCGTTAGGGAAATAACCCCATATTCTCGCTCTTGCCCTTCGCTGGCTTAAATCGGCAGTAGATACATTCTTTATGTCACCCACGACAGGGTTCTTTAACTGCCCTATCGGTTTACCTGTGGTTGACCTTAACTTGCCGTTATACATCCTGCCTGCTGAATAGAAGCCTACGTTAGAAGGCGGTACAGCCCCAATACCGGGGAAGGTCATAGAGAATGATTCTGTTTGAGTTGGGAACAATCTTGAGAACTGTTGTGGCTCAAACATATGTTTATAAACGCCATAGAGATTCAAGTTTGTAATATGAGAGTTGTTGTAAAAAACAGACTCTAATACAGGCTCTCCCGCCCCTGTAAGAAGTAGGTCGTCTATATCATTTCTGACTAAAGAAGCTTGAGCATACATAAGAGGGTCTAATTGCTCCAAATTTATAGTAATATTTTTAACATCAGCTAAAATTCCCGAAGGAGCGTATATCAACTCATCATTCAAGTAAGCCGTAGCAGGGTCTATTAAAGGGTCTGTTGTCTGATAGATAAACCAAATCCCAGACTGCGAGGAGAACACCTCGGAGAACAGGTTTCTGGTTATTAAATTGCCAGAGATAGAATCTTCATATCCGGGGGCAGGATATTGCATCCCGTAGCCAATCCAGAACCGGAATTTACCATCTCTATCGCCTATGTACCCACCTGTAATTGCTTCTTCTATCTGTTCAAAATATACAATAGTAGAATTGTAAAAATCTAATATTCTACGAGCCGCCCAATCTTTATCACAAAGGTCTTGGCGTTGAGCTATCAACCCTATACGTCCTTGATCCCAATTCTTACTGCTGGATGTTGTTCTAACCGGCCCATTAGCTGCCTTGCTTGCCTGCATTTCTTGAACGGCTTGTTGAGTCACTTCCCCCACATATTGTTTCATCGTAGGGATTGCAACATAGTAAGTATCAGGATTCCTGTAAGTGTAAGTGCCAGATAAAGTGCTACCTAACACTCCATTGACATCATCGGGAATGATTCCATTCAGGAACTCTGCGGAGATGCGTGGGCAAATCACAGCACCGTTAAGTATAAATGGCTGTAATGTTGCCTGCTTAGTAAAAGATAGAATGAGTTTCTGATAGGGTTGTAGAGCATTTTGCATGGGTGAGAGTAATTCTATATTTCCTGTGGTGTAGTCTATTTTGTAATCAGTATTGGGAGTTAATGTTTGCCCCGGAATACCTTCGCTGTAAAGAATCAAAGTTACAGGTTCAGTATCTAATGTAGGCCCACAGCCTATGAATTTTCTTGGTTGAGGTGGGTAAACAGGTCTGTAAGATAACTTGATAGTAGGATTGTCTGCCACCGTGAAGTTTTGTTGGAAGGTAGAGGTGACCGAAATGCTTGTGTACATCCCGTCATCAGAGAGTTTACTTTCGGCTATTGTGAAAGGGCAGTTAGCTACTTCTAATAGATTCCCCGGAACCGCAAACTGCATCAAGTCGCCTTGAAAAACAATGTTTCTTTGACCCTTGCTGACCGGCTGGAAAGGGAAAACAGTCAAGTCTATAGTTGACATGAATCCTGCGGGGGCAGTCGTTAGAATTGGATTTAAGGGATCATCAGGGTTAGGCACTTGTGTTGTAACCGGCTCTGCTGAAACTACGGTAATGATGTCATTACCGGGCGCACGACTTCCAACTTCATTGACCGTTGGGGGGTAGATATAGATGCCTGTGATGTTACTCTGTTCTGTGCCATCATAAGGGTAATACTGCGTCTTTTGGATATAGAAGCAATCTTCCCCTATACGGAGCATCTGACCTGCTACAAACTCGTTTGCCCTGTCACCTCTTAAACCAAAGCGTTTCTGCCCCGCTGTGATAAAGAAAGGAGGACGGTAAACAGGTTTCAGGCTGGATTCGTAGCCTCTCTCACCACCAAGGGCTTCCCAAACCGCATAGTTAACAACTACTTGTTGGTAATCGGGGAAAGTTTGTGCTGTGAACGTGATACAACCTAAACCATTTAATTCAGGTGGATAAGCGACTACAAAATCTGTTCGTCCAAAGTTTTGTTGAACAGCACCTACTGTTACTATCGGCTCAATGCGCTGATCAACTGTTCTTTTAGCGGCATTGAACGTATAAGAATTAGGACCTACTTTCACAGCAACTTCGTTTCTAACAAACACAGGCAGGAATTCTGTGATTTGCGGTTCTACTTTTGCACCGGACAAGTCAGCCATCCAGTATTCAACTTCAATAGCTGCACCTGTAGGAACCGGAGTAGAGAAAGAGAAGGCACCGAGTAAGGGGCTGATAGCAACATCCTTACGCCCCTCTGTAATCATCTGCTGGACAAAATAAGCTTTTATCCCGTTAAAGGCATCCATATCTTCTTGGGAGAAGTTCAGGTAACCTGTAATAGGACTAAACTCGACTGTTAAAGCAGGGACATCAGTTGCTGGCTGAAATTCTTCAACATAAAGAACATCAGCCGAGTTATATTGGGTCAGAATCAGGCTTCCAAATCTAATTGTTCCGGTTGCATAAGTATTCCAAGGACTGATTAAATATTCAATGTGATCGTAAGGGTCTGTGCTGAAAGCAGTAACCCCAACCAATTTGCCGCTTGCATGAGTGAATGTATCTGCCCCAAGCTGTAATGAGAATGAACCTGTGGTGAACCGTGCGTTGGTTGTATTTGGGATGACAAGAACATTGTTGGCAATCGTACCTAATGAAGTTTTAGTCAATGCGACCATCTGTGCCGTATTGAATGCTGTCGCTTGCACAAGACCATATCTGATGTTGATAGGTCTGCCGCTGGCAAGAGCCTCAGCCACGTTTGCTTTTAACGTGGGAGTTGTTTCCGTTGCCGGTAAAACACCTACAGAAGAAAGCATCCTGACTTTGAAGGGTTCAGTCAGAAGATGATTAAACTCCTTATAAATCATATCTGCTACTAGTGAGGGGTCATAAACACTATCAGGATAACCTGTATAGGCTCTCCAAACTACAGGTGTATCCGGTGTTGCGGCAACAGGGATGTTTAGTTGCAATTGATGGTTTGTAATTACCTGTAATACAATGTATGACCCTGAAATACCTGTGTTATCTATGTCTATCCTGTAACCGGCTTGAATAGGATGTGTTACATCAAGGAAATCAACAGAAGTGTCAGTAAGAAGGTCACTTCCTTGTATGACAATGCCTTGTGCGCCAAAAGTAACATAAGCACCATAAGTTTCTGTCAGTATGGCTGTGCCGGTAGTACCACCTTGAGGCAGGATAAAATCAGTATCTAATGTCTGGAATTGTAAAGTCCCACCATCTTCTGTGACATACAAGCCCTTACTTATTTGCGGATTGCCATAGAAAGATTCAGGAACAATTGCGGTTTTGCCGAAGGCTATTGTGGACGTGGCTTTCTCTATTCTCGCCTTGGAAGAAGATGCCTCTATCCAATCAAATTTCTTTTGGTCAAACCTGTAAATAACATCTTCACATTGGATGAGATATTTTTGAACAAGTAGAGCGTCCTCATCTTCTTGTGTGGCTACGAGAGACTGGCTGAAATAAACACCATAATCGTAACCGGGAACATCCTGTAAAGGAACATGATCCAAAAATACATAAGGGGTTCCTGATACGGAGTTTTGCAAAACCTCATCTGTGATTCTGATTTCATTTTGAACATCAGGAATGGGTAACGTGCTGTCAAGATTAGCAGGGTTGCGGAAGAATCCAAAACTGATACCAGAATCAGGAAGCCAAGAGGTGCAAGGTTCATAAGGGTTAGTTGCCGCCCACCAACCGGGGATAAAACCTAATGCTGTTGCACCAGACAAATCTATAGGGTCAGTAGGAAGATTGTTCCAAAGGATGCCGATAGCAATGTTACCACTTTGGGGAGAAAGAACTAAATATCCGTTTTCAACAGTACAGAGCCATTGATTCCCTACAATTAAATCAAAATTGTCTTTTACTTCCTCTGCGGTATAAAAGGGTTTCCAAGGGACATCATCCCATAAATAATAAGACGACCAAGTTCTTACAATAAAAGTAGAACCATCAAACAACCCCACATAAAGGGTATCACATTCGGCCTCATTAGCCCCGTATTTGAATCGGAAAATATCCCTGTTACGGGAATAGAGCTTGGGTTTTGTATAAGTAGGAGGGTAAATCATAGAATAGGCAGGAGTGAGTGACGCCTGTAAGAAATAGAGTTTTTCTCCCTCAAGTTGCTGTCTTGCCTCTGTACCTATCTCTACGGGAGAACCTAGATAATTACCTACCACCCCATAATTATTCTTGGCAATATAAACATCCCCAAAAGGAATCAAATCCTGATTTGGAAAATCTTGGACAATAGCGTCTTGGAAGTCTACTGTATGGAGATTAGGAAAAGCACCTTGACGAGTAAATACTATCGTATCCCCAATACCATCGTCTATTTGGCGTATCAATCCTGTATTTATCTCATCTACTTTATCGCCTTCTGGTCTGACAGATGCCGCTTGATATGTATCAAAACCATCAAAACCATTAGGGATAGAACCCGTCCCATCGGGAACCTCCAACACACCTGACTTACCTAACCCTTGCGAGGGACTTGTAAACGCACCTTCTTCTGGTAAGAAAAAAGCATTTCCAAGATACATACTAGAACCGGCATCTATGCTGTCAGTTATGATTCTTGACGGACGCAAAGGTTGTGGCACACTATTAAGTGCCACCCCATCGTAAATCACATCATTAGAAAGATACTGCTTGTCAAACAAGGCACTATTTGGGTTTGCTAGTGCTATGTCATTAGGGTTAAAACGTATCTGCCCTGTTGTCATAGACACAACAGCCGAACCTTGGGTGGGGAAAGTGTTTAATAGCGTCTGGTCATTACTTACAAGTTGTACAGTTAGGTATTTCCTGTTTCCAAATCGAATAAGAGGACAACCCATCGGGTCAGGTAGGGGGGATAAGAATAAAGGTTGTGAATCAGCACCTAACATAGAACCCACGATGCCATCTGATTTTCGGTCAAAGTTGCGGTAGTAATACCAAAGAGTCTTGCCTGCATGAAGTTTCACATACGCAGGATTGAATTGTAGTTTGCCATTGAATTGCCCCATAACACCGGATAGTTCAGGATACGGGCCGAAGTCAAAATCTGAATCAAGCATGTTATCTGCAAAGACTTGTATGCCCTTAAAAGACCCGTAACTCTGTTCATCTCCTATGCCGATACTGCTGGCGGCACTAGGATTAGAACCTAATCTGAAAACGGAAAAGGTGTCAGAAAAAGTAGGGTTTCCAATACCAGATAAGTAAGCTCCTATTGGTAAGTTTGCTATGCGGGGATACATTTGATACTTTAACCCAAGCATCAAAGGCCCCAAGTTCTTAGGTGATCCGCCCTTAAAAGGCTCCCATCTTAAAGCAGTAGCATTCCAACCGAAGCGGGTCTGATAACGGTCATTTCTGCTCCACCAGAATGTAGCGGGGGCTAAAACGTATTGGACTTGAATAATCTGGTCACCACGCTCTGATGAGATGCCACCACCTAATGAAGTTATGTCTGCTGAATCTGTTATCTTAAAAGTGTTATTGGTTGATGTAGGGTTATCCGTTTGTAAAAAATAAAGATAAGGTTTAGTCCCATTCCTACCTAAACTTGGATCGTCAGGATCAACCCAACCCTCATCATTGTAGTCGTGAACATCACCACGAGCTACGACCAACGATATAACGTGATCAAGAAGTTTACTCTCGTTATTGGTAACTCGAACAGCAAGAGAACCGTCAGTATATGTGCCTACAACAAGAGTATTTGGGACTACGGTGTAAGTGCCGGTATCAATCCACCAATCGTTATCTGTGCTATAAGCAAGTTTACCGGAATTAGCTACCCAAACAAGATATTCTATCGGGGTTGTGCCGGGAGCATCAAGAGAAGCTACCCTATATTGGTCTGCGGAGGCATCTGTAAAAATAGGATAGGAATCTCCCTCAAACAGATAAGGATCAAGACTTCTAGTTTTGCTTATGCCCCTAACAACACCAGCATTTACCTCGCCTGTTGTGGCGGCATTTACAGGTGAAACTCTTGCACCCCTAATGACTTTGCCAGCAAATTTTGTACTCATCAATCTCTCTCATATCACCACGGAGTTACTAACTCCGGTTCCGGGCAAGGGTGGGATAGATGGTGTTCCTACTACCGTTCCTATTCCTGCCCCTTGCATGAGTAATGAAGCAATCCCGTTTCCTAACCCCGCACACATGGACGGTAAAACCGCCCCACTTCCTCCCATCATCCCTGACAAGTTTGCCAACAGTAACGGTACAAGTGTCCCTGCATTAGACACAATTATTTTAGAACTATCGACACCTATCCCCACACCTCCTACAATACCAGAATATTGCCCTGCGGAGTTAAAAGCCTGTGAAATACCTAATGTAACAACCGTTGCCAAACTAGGCATAAGTTGCCCATTGAAACCAGCACCAGCCAAAGCACCTGTCATAATAGGAATTGTTGGGGGAATGATAATTTTGCTTGCTGGCACAGCTATCGTTCCTGCCCCTAAAGTTCCTGTTGCAATCCCCATCAAAGCAAGATTTTGAGGTTGGTTTATTGCCCAAGAGGACATGGCATTAGAAAGTCCCCAAGCGAATTGATCAAATAAAGAACCCATAAAAGCAAACCCACCAGAAGCCCTATTTGCTGCTAATGGCCCATAAAAGATTTGGGGGGAAAGTGCCAAAATCAGGCTCCAATTATATGGGATTTAGCTCCAAGTCCCCAAGTTGAGTAGGGAAGCCCTGTTAATACTTCCAGCGACCCTGCACATATTATTGGGCCGGAATCTGGGCCTGAAAGTGGGCCCCCCAAATAGACTCCTGCCGTTCCCCTAACAGTTGCTGTACCCCCTGTAGCAACCAAACTGGCCGATGTCTGTCCCGTCATAGAAGCTGCACCCGCTGTTGCAGTTAGAGAAACAGCACCCGCTGTTGCTGTCCCTGTGATACCGGAAGCACCCATTGTCATTGTGCTGGACACCGCTTGAACCGTCCAGACACCCGACAAAAGAGTGTAAGTCATATTCCCCACAAGAACTTTTGTTGTATGGTTGCCTAATCTAAATTCTTCTTCCCGATCTCCAAGATTGTAAGTAACCTTTTCACAAGTCATACCCGGATACATCGGAGTGTAAGACCTGTCGTGCAAAGGCAGATTAGTAGGAAGAAGATACTTGGGGCCGCTGAAAGATTCTTGGCACTTGCCATTCACAGAAGATACTAAATTATCTGTGGACATATTTATCTGTTTAACACCGTCAAGAGAGATGCCATCGTTACCTATGAAGTTGATTTGGGAAGCGTTACCCTCAATCGTATCACCTTTGATAAAGATTTTCTTTTCGGCTTTAACCCATACGTTAGTACGTCCCTCAATGTCTACCGAAGGTCTATCTGTATCGCCTCCGTTTGTACCTGAAATGCGCTCGATGGTAGCAGATTCATCGTTAGTAGTTCCACCACCATAAATCTTAACCGCGCCTTGTTCTGATTTAAGGTCAAGACTGTTTCGAGATGTTGTTGTAAAAGAATAATGGCCTCCAAGTAACCAAGTTAAGTCCCCTCCTACTGCAATCTTTAACCCGCCTGTTAAATTGATCTCTGCGGAATTTTGTTTTGGGTCACCCCCGATAGATGCCTTGAATTGACCTTGTTTATTAACACCCCAAAAGGTTTCTGTGCCTGCTAGTGCTAAAGGTGGCGTTAGATGAAAAAGAGTTGCAAGTTGATCTCCCATTGTTGTTGGAGCGGCAGGAGAACCCTCAAGTGGGATGCTTGCGGCTTCTAATCTAGGAGCCGGAACAATCCCATCAAAGATAGTAGCAGTAAGAGGCATTCCATATTGGGCACGTCCTTTTTGTGAGAAAGGATCATTACCCACAACACTCCCAAGCACCCACTCTATAAAGGGCTTGTTACTTGGAAACTGTCCTTCCCCTGTATTATCAGAGCGATTAGGTAATCTTTCAGCATCGAACATATCTGTCTGTTCTGTAACGGGTAAAATGCCATTAGAAGTATGAGTTACTTCAAGACGATATTCTGTCAGAGTCGGTGTTTTAGGGTCTAAAACTGCATTAGAAGCACTTTGAGCCGCAACCCTGAAGATTGGTTTGCCCCCATAGATAGCATTAGGGAGAGTTCCGTTTGTGGCGTATCCTGTATCAGTAATAAAGCCACCGTTCTTCAAGAACACATAAGGGTCAATATAAGGGTCAGGATTTAAAAGACTCTTGCCTAAAAATCCTTTTTCCGCAGATTGAATATTTTTCCTGAATATCCTAGCTGGAGTAAGAAGTCCATTAGGCGCAGTTTCATCGTCTGGCAACTCCGCTTCAGTAACAGGATTTCCACTTATAACCTGTTGAGGTCCGTCCCATTCCTTTCCATCTGAAACCATCATAGGAGAAAGGAAGGTAGCATCTCTCTGCACCATACCTGCATAAAGACGTGTGCCTGCCAAAGCATCAAAACGTTGTAAGGCTCTTGTAACTGCGGCTTGGTCTTGATCCCTTAATCGGAATTCGTTGCCTCGCCTGTTGGCAAGAGTCACGCCTTCATCAAGCACAAGGTCTGAACCTTGAGCCGAAGATGCAACTATGTTTCCGGGTTGGATATGCCGAAGTTTATGTCTGATTCGTCCAAAAGCAGAACCATACATATTTTGAAGTCGGGAAGTACCTGTATCACACTCATCAACCGTAACTGAACAAGAAGTTAGCCACTCACGTCCTAACCAAGTTCCCGGAATAATCCAATTCAAAATTATAGGTGTTTGCGTCTTTTTAGGAGCTGAACTGTTTTGTGGCACCCAACCAACAACACATAAATCCCCTATCTGTGGTAAGGCACCAAAGAAATGTCGATTGCCTGCACCCGGAAAAGTCATAGGGATAGGCACTCTTTCGAATGTTTGAGAAGTTCCTACGATAGTATGAAGGGTTACAAAGAGTTCTTCATAGTCAATGTTAACGACTTTGGCGATGCCTAAACCAGAATTAGCCTCTGGCACTTGGGTTTCGTTTTGCACATCAGCACGAAGTTTAGAAGCATCTACTGCACCTACTGTTAGTCCACTTACTTCGGATAAAGGTCTACTACTGCGTTCTTTCATTTTTTCACCTGATCAGTTGCGATGTTCCACGCATTTTCAATTTCATTAGTTAATTGGTCAGCCTTGTTCGCTAATTGATCGGCTTGTTGCTCATAAGAAGCGGCAACAGATTGTATTACAGATACCAAGTTACTTCCTTGTGTGTCTAACACCTTACCCCGTAATGCTGCCTGTGAAGCCTGCCAATTGGCAGTAAGCCTCATGCTGTTAGCAATAAGTTGTTTGGTCGGCTGGTCAGTATCATTAGCAACAAGTGCTTGTGGAATGGCTGTTCCGGGTGAGGCGTATTTAATAAACTCTGCTTGTGACACAGAATCCAACAACACGCTGGCTTCTGCCAAACGGCAAGAACATACCTTACCTTGTTGGTCTGCGGGTTTCAATGATGCTAAAGAATAAGCGGCATTGTTAATAGGAAGTTTTTGTACTCCATCTTTACCTTTGTCAGCAATCCAGTTGGCTAGGTTCATTTGTATCATATTCGGGTCGCCTGTTTTAACTGCCAATCCTAAATCAAGTAATTGTGTGTCACTTAATTTACCATTTAAGTTGGCAACGACCTCTTTTTCATTAGTAGTAGCTGCATCAGTACTTCTTAATGTTTCTGATTTGGTTACCAAGTTGCCTCTGGCATCTTTCATTGGTTTTCCGTCAGCACCTGTTACGTTAGTCTTAACCATTAAAGGTTTTCCTTCAATATAAGAATCTATCAATTGCGTTATCAAACTCTTATCCAATAGACTTACAGGGTCTTGGTTTGCCAGCACATCAAACACTCCATCGGGTTCTATGGTAATATCCCGGCCATAACGATAAAGGCCATAAACTTCATAACCATTAGCATCAGACACAGGAATAACAGGTGTAAATCCTAACTTCTCCTGATTGCTGGTTGTCGCCTGTTGTAATTGAGTAACCGGCTGTACCGTTATATTAAAAAAAGCTGCTATGGATTGATTAAATGCGGCCATAGTTTTCTGAAAATCTGCGGGTTCTGTTGTTTCTTGTAAATCTAATGCCCAAGCATTTTTATTTTGCACAAGATTGTTAGCAACACTAGCACCGTAAAATTTACTCAAAGTTGTCCAAACACTAGATAATGATTTTTGCTCTGAATAAACAAAAGCATCACCTTTCTTGCCGGTGTTGCCCATATAATTGTAAGATGAAATAGGGAGGTCAGTATTAACAGAATAACCCCCGTCCGTAACGATAACAGTTGGTACTTCAAGAGCCTGTACGGGATTTGTAATTATAGAATCAGAAGCCTTAATAGCAGCTTCGGAAGCAGCTTTTAAGGACGCTTGCACTCCTGCAAACCAATCTCCCATAACTTCATTAAGTGTTGCGCTGGATGCCGCACTATTTCTGCGGGATGCCGTTTCAATTGCACTTTGTTTTATTGCATTGATAAGTGGTAAATCTACAAATTGCACATTAGAAGCTTGTGTCGTATTAGTTACAGGAACCTTAAAAGATGACCGTGTAACAGCATAACCAAATTGACGGAACTCGCTCGTAGGCACAACAGCATAAGGCTCATCTTTTTTACCCGTAGCGATAGTAACCCCGTTCTTTGGCTTACCTACACCTAATGAGGCTTCTGGCAGTAAACCATCAGTTCTTTTAACAGGGTTCTTCAAAAACATTTTTACGTTGGCAGGGTTTTTTAATTCAGCATCGGCAGTATACGTCATACCGTTATTGTCGAAAGTCAGTAGTTTCTGACCTTGTTGTAAAGGCTCTGGATGGGAGCAAGAATAATATCTATAATCTCCTGATATATCAACTCCGCTGAAAGAGGCTTTCTTGTTTGACAAGAGATTCAATAGTGTTGTTGTGGATGCCTTATCTATATAATCCCAACTGATTCCTGTCGTAAGCCCATATTTTTCAGTCATAATTTTAAGCACTTTATCCAAAGCGGCTATGTTTATTTTAGTCGCTCCGGTTAAAGTCTGGTTGAAGTCATTTTCCACACTAGCTATTTGCTGTGTTAGTTTCTGTTGTTCAGCCTTACGAGTTGCGATTTGGGTATTAATATTATTTTTTGCTTCTTGATCTGTTGGTGAATCTGTTAACCCAACCTTTCCTTTTGCAAGATTGTTTATCTCTGTTTGTAATTTGCTGATTTGTTTTTGGTATTCTGCTTGTTTCGCAGAAATACTAGCCTGATTTGCCGCATAGTTTTTAGCGGCAGCAGTCAAGTTTATGACGTTATTTATATTTGATTTCTTGGGCGGGTCTTGGAAAGAGAATACTATGTCTGTTGTGTCACTATCAGACATAACATAAGTCCCATCTTCATTGACTCTCAATATCTTCGATGTAACAGCCGCACTTATGAATCTTTGCAATACTTCAGGGTCGTCTAACTTGTTTAGAGCAACACCCCTTAAAGTTTCAACAGGGCTTAAATTATCAGGGTCAAGAGCCATCACTACATTAGGGAACCCAACCATATGTATTTTGCCACCGCCATCTAATGTCGTTAGAGGCTTTTTTGGCAGGGTGGGATTGCTTAAATCTATAGCTTCTATCCCCTCTTTAGTTGGGTCACCGGGAGCAAAAAACTTCGCCCGTTTTGCTACCAACTGCAAAGTGGTAGAACATTGACCACCCATACTGAAACTGTGTGATACAGAGGTCACATAATAATAAGTGTCTATGCAAGAAATGTAAACTGGATATCCAGGTCTGATTTCAGGACGAAGAGGAATAGTAACTGATCCAGCGTTCATACCGGCATTAAGTATTGCCATTTGGCTAATAGCCATGTGCTGTACCCCTAGTGGGTCAGATACAGCCGTAGTTTCAAAAGAACCCTCACGCCAACCGAATTGACTAATCAGCTTGTAATCAAAGAAATCACCACCCGGCTTATATTCATTCTCTAAACCTAATTGAATACCGGCAATCGTTTCTCCCTTGCCCCTCATATAAGTCACAGAGGGTTCTTTCTCATCGAAAGTCAAATTGATAATATCAATATCTTCTATGCGATAAACTCGGGACGACTTGGTATCCAGATTATACATAGGCGGCTTGAACACAAAGTCACCATCAACGTCTTGGTAAAACTCAAAACCTGTGACTTTCAAGACATTCTGGATAACATCCATTTTAGTTTCGTAGGTGCTTTCAAAAAGGGATAATTGCCCCAACTTGCCGGGGTCCCAAGCATAAGCTATCATGTCCAATACATTAGCCGTTAGTTCACCGCCTTTAACATCTTTCTTACTTATGGTGCCATACTTGAAGTCATCTTCGGCAAATAGACTGAAGCCGTCTATATTACTATCCGACCCTTGACCGGCTGGTTTGAATTTTGCTCTTAATGCTCCTGTCTTGTTCTTGCTGTTAACACGCCCTAAAACTTCTGCCTGAATAGAGTTATAAAGTTTGCCTGTAACACCGTGCATACGCAACTTGGCTATTCGTGTACTGAAACGCTTTTCCCAATACTTTTGAATCAAAGAATACATTTGAGCTTGTAATACGCTGGCATCTATATTTGTTTTTTGTTGAATAGCAGCAGATACGCCTGCGGCATCTCCGACTGTATTGTGAACAAGATAGTAAACAATACTGTAAGGAGTCCAACCTGTTGTTTTGGGGCCTGCAAATTGAATATCGTTACCGGAATTTGGGGGTTTGTTTGCTATAACGGCACCTTGCATAGCTGTCTTTTGGAACTGCCAAAAGTGTAACATAGATTGACATTGAACAGTTATCGTTTGAACACCTACGCTTTGTGTGCAGCCTACTTGTATGATGATTCCATGAAAGACTTGGTAGTAAGGGTAAGCAAGCACTTTCTCAATGTCTTTATTATTCAAGCCAGATTTTTCAAGGAGAGAGGGGCCTAATTTGGGGTCTTTTAGAGGTTTTATATCTTTAGGGTTTGTACCTGTATTTAATTCTTCAGGAGGTGGAGGCAAATTATCTGCTCCCGCAGGAGTCAAACCTTTACCGGCATATTCGGATACTTTATCTGCATTAAGAGCTTTAGCAGGCCCATAACAATTAACTGTGTCAGAAGGTTTAAAATTCCAATAACTATTTTTTTCTTGGAGACTACCATCAGTACTCCATTTAGGAGGAGGGTAACTGCCCATGCTACCGGGATGATAAAAATGAGTTGTATTATAACCATTGTCAGTTCCATCAGATGCTCTTTTTTGAAGTTCAGAAATAACAAGATCGCCATAGTTAGCTAACTCGCTAGGGGTGGGAGCCTGCGCTGTGCTGTAACCCGGAACATAACCGTTTGGACCTGCTTCATATTGAGGTATTGTTCTATTCGAACCGCTACCTCCCATCGCAATATCCCAAATAGATTTATCATTTTGAACTTGTCTGTTAAATAAAGTGGCAATTACCATAGGTTGTTGAGCAGGTAAGGTTCCTACTTCTGATTTAGTGACAATGATAGCAGTTAACACATCTAAAGAAACACCTATCCGTTCAGCCCAATCTTGCATTTCTTCTTTTGTATAAGAAGTGTATGTAAATTCATTTCCAGCAGGGTCTGTTATAACATATTTAGTTCCTTCTGGTGGTTCTGCTTCCCAATTCGGTGTGCTATTATTAGTAAAACCCCCTCCGTTACGGATTAGGGTTGCCCCCGAGGTACTAACAGCACCTTGATATTGTGGTTCTGCTATGGTCGAATACATCCCTTTAACAGCAAAGTACCCCCTATAATAAATGTTCACTTCCAAGCCGGGAGTGATAATAAACTGTGCATCTCTGATAAATGCTTCGTTGCCGTGCATAGGAACAGACAAAGAAAAGTTAGCAGACATAGAACCCGGCTCTACCCCTGCTTCTACTGAAACTTCTGTCACATACTTCTGTACATCTAGATTTCCTTTGCACTTGGGGCAACCGGGGATTGACAAATCACCATTGATGTAAACAAGTGCATCTGGGGTTTGTTGGACAACTTTCTTTGTCCTCATCTTCCAAGAGCCGATATAAGGTCTTGACTCTATGCTCATATTATTTACCCCTAGTAAACAAGAATAAACCTTTACCTGTCGCTTGTTCTACCTGTCGCTTTTGTGTACTGCTATTAGCCGATGAAAACCCGCCACTTTGGGCTTCTGGTTGATTCAGGGATTCCAACCCCTTACCCACTCTTGAACCTTTGGGTAGGAAAGGAGTGTTCATAACTGTCAACCCTTGAGAACTCAAACGAGGATAACCGTCCCCATCTATTCCAATAGAATAATTTCCCGGTTGATTTCTGGCTTGGTTCTGTATGCCAGCATAACGAGGGTCACTTAAACTTGGGATGGGAGATTTCATAGGCAGAACGGTAAACACTTGCTGTGCCAAATCTACCATGCTTGATGCTACAAATTCAATACTAAACTCCATCCCGCCTTGCTGTGTGTTTTCATCATAGGCGTATGTGAAAGACTCCATGTGTCCGTAGTAAATCCAATTATCATAGCGAATAGATAAAGCCCCTACAAAGTGATTGGCAAAAGACCTTCCTATCGTGTCATAAATATAACCGTTGTTACGGTAAAAATGATACATATTCATCCAGTTCTGCCAAGCCGCTGAATCCCTTTTGCTTGAGAACTGATAACCACGTTGACCTGATACGAACCCACCACATTTGGCTGTGATAGATAATTTAACCTGTTCTTCACCCCACGCTTGAAAAATGTAACCATAACGGGAACGATCACTAAACTGTTGGACTTTCGTATAGTTAATAGTCAAAGATGAGGGGTTAATCAACATGACCAAAGGCGGTGTGTTAAGGGATACCGATAACTGCCAAGCAATATCCACAGCCGCATACATATCTGCTATGGCAGGTTCCCCCAACCGTCCTATTTTATTGCCTTGATTATCTGTTTTCTCTCCCGTAGATGTGATATTAGAACTAACCCCACCCGAACTATTTTGAGTGATAAACTCCCCCACAGAACCTACGTTATACTTGAGATTACTTAAACCAGAAGCATTAAGTGCCACTCTTGATGCTGTGTAACCGTCATTATTAAGAGGGGCAGAGGCCGCAGAGATAGCATCAGGTGACCAGATGCCGTTAGCCTTTTGCTGATTTAAGAAGCCTCCATCTTCACCGTAAACCAAAGGCGGTTCAAGTTGGACAATAAAAGGTGAAAGCTGCCGAAGCATCGGCTTGGTGGCATTGATAGGAACGGTAGTATTCTGCTCATAGTCTATTTTAAGATTGGGGCCAACCTGCATCCCCCTATAAGCCAACGGATGCAAGCCCTGATAAGCCTGTGATGCACCTGTTTTTTGGACAGCCGAAGTAAAGCGTGTTTCTTCATTTTGAGAAGCTGCCGCTATATCACGGGTTTCAGGGGGGACAATAACCGGATATTGAGTTGTTCCTTCTTGTGGTAAATTAGCCAACGTCACTACCTCCCCTAGTATTTGTTACGGAGGCAGGCATTCTTACTGTTGTTTCATTAGTGTTTTGTGTTAAAGGTGACACATTTTCAGTCAGATTCTTATAAGGCATAGACCGGAATCTTTGAACTTCACTCTCTACTTGAAACGAAGCTGTGAGGGAAAACATATAAGGCTGTTCTACTGTTTCTGTCACGTTGAAGTTATTGAACCAACCGTAGTAAATTCCCCCATCAAAAGTCACTTTGATAAAACCTTGAAAAACTATCTGCCCCGAAGCATCATAGATACTGCCATTGTTATGAAACAACGCAAGCATATCTAGATACTTGTCATAGGCAATAGTTTCTCGTCTATTGCCTTCTGTATTGATTGCACCCAATCCCCCTGTGATATTAGACATACCCGAATAGAGGCGTACAAAGCCTCCTGTAGCCATGTTAAACTCGATAGTGCTTAACCCTTCACCCCAATGCTGTTCTACGAAGCCACCTCTTGTATTGATGCGCTGGATGACTTTAGCGTAGTTGAGAGACATAGAAGCAGGGTTGACATGAAGCACCATCACAACATTGTCAGGAAGGATGCTGGTTTCATGATCGGGGGCAAGTATATCAAAGACAACTGGTTTCCTGTTTAATTCAGGAACATAACCATCAGAGGGCGCACGGAAAGCCGACTTGAAGATTGGAATTGGCTTTTGTTTACCTATGTTCATGGTGTGTTCAGAATCCCTGCATCTTTAGCCTTCTGTAAAATTCTCAAAGCATCGGCTCCACCGTTATAGACATGAAGAACATAAGTTGGGTTGTTAGTAGTTGTTCCACCTCTCCCACCTGTACCGGGTTGCATAGCAGCTAGTATATCTCCTGCGGCAAATCTATAAGGCTGTATACGTCCATTACGTTCTACAAAAAGGGCGTCTTGGGTTGATATAGTAGGTGCTAACCCTGATTTATTTACAGCATCTGCTGCACTAGAATTAAGCTTGCTTGTATCTACAGGTAATCCCGCTATTATGTCATCAACAACAGACAAAGCATCTTCATAAGACACATTGTTCTTGCCTAACAAACTCATAACATCAGCTCTTTTCCTATCCCTTTCTAACTTTGCTGCCAAATCATCATTGATAAGTTTATCCCGTCTTGCTTTTTCTGCTTTGTCAGGGGTTTTCTCATCAATAGAAGATGTGGCATCCCCTATTATGCCTTCTTGCTTGTATATATCCAAACGGGCTTTTTTCTCTGCTTCATTAGCAAGCTTATCTGCATATTCTGCATATTCTTGACTATATCCTACTTGTCCTTTATCGTAATCTTTTATGGCATCTTTTCCTGCTGCTTTTATTTGGGCTTCATACTTTTCAACTTTTTCCATCCCCACTTTATCTATAAGTGCTTTTTGAAGTTGAGCAGCTCCCTCCGTATAAACCACATCCTCAGCAGTAGTCACTCCTTTTTTAAGAGTACTACTTGCCACAGTATCCCTTATACTTCTTCTGGTCTGTATTAAATTTTGATTTACATTTTTGCTTTTCCTTGCCGCATCAATTTTATCTTGTATTTCTTGTTTCTGTCCAGGCTTTGCTTTCTTTAACTGCCCTGTTAAATTTAGTATTTCAGAGTCTAGTGCGGCATTTCTAGCGTTTAAACTTTCTATTTCTTTTCCTATATTTGTTATGGCTTCATCCTTTGCTTCCTTTTCCTCATTTTCCCCAAACCCTAATATATTTGCTATTTTTGCTACATTCGTATCAATCTTTGAAAGAATCCATTGAACACCCTGTTCTAATAATTTTGTCATTTCACTAGTGTTACGCGCCACCTCCTGTGCCAATTCTAAATCCTTACTGATTTGTTCTTTATCTGCTGTTTGAGCAGTCCCCCAAGCCATCGCAAAAGAATTAAAATCTTTATCAACTTTTACATTTTGTTTTATAGATTCATCCAAGCTATAATCGCCAAATTTGTCTTTAAATGCTTTTATCCAATTTCCTTCCTTATCCATGAAAATACCTAATTGATTTACTAACTCTGTATTTTGATTATAAGCGTCAGGATCAGTTTGTTTTTTTAATCTTTCAAAACTTGCGGCTATGTCAGACAAAGCCGATTTCATAGCCATAATTTCTTCTGTGCTTTTACCTAATGTGTTTTGAAAACCTATCATTTCGGCTAGAGCCTGATCGCTATTCACATTCATATTTTGTAAAGATTTCTTATTAGCCGCCCACAAAGCATTAGCCTCTACAAGTAAAGTACCTATTGGACCCATCGCTTGTAAATTACGAGAGGCACCCGCTAAACCACCTATTGTTTTTCCTTGTGCCACATTCCAAGATGCTTTGATCGACCTGACTAACTCATCATCAGTCCCTTTTAAGGTAAGCATCAAATCTGCAATTTGTTTTTCAGATTGAGAACCTAATTTTTTGATTACATCATCGGTGCTTGTTTCTTTTGTGATGCCTATTTTACCTAAAGCGTCCCAAAACAACTTGGCTTTATCTTCTGGTTGTGCTTTTAGTTTTCGTAGCATTTCATTAACATTGGCAGTAACATCGGCAGATATTATTCCCATAATATTGCCTAAATTACCACCACCGGACATAAGAGCTTTTTTGACTAAATCCGTATAGTTTAACCCTTTAAAACCTTTACTCAAAGATTGAGTCATTTCTTCTGCTTTTTTCTTACCAACTATTTTGCTCAAATTAGAGAGTAAGCCAACTGTTTCCTCTATACGAGTGTTATACTGACCCATCCCTGCTGTTGCCTGCATCACTATGCCAAAGAATTTCTTGGTCGAGAAATTAGATTGTTGTGCTGCCATAGCTATCTCACTAAATCTCTCATTCACACCTTGCAAAGTCATTCCAAGTTCGTTCATATAATCAGATGTAGCACCAGCAAGATCACCTGTTGATACTCCTAATAACTTCGTATAGGTCAAAGCACTTTGAGTTGCTTCTTTTAGATTCTCAATTTCGCTGGCACCTCTTTTAGATTCTGTGGCTATCTTTCTAAATGATATATTAGCGTCAGCATAAGCACCTAATATCTGTATGTGATCTTTTGCTGTTGTCCCCCATATCCTGTTGAAATTGAAAGCCTCTGCAAAACCACGACTTATCTTATTTAAACTCTCTCCCACACCTTCATATCGCTTTCCCAAATCGTTAGCTGCAACTCCTGAATCCAACAAGGTTTTATTTAACTCTTTGGTTTGAGCGTCAGCATCTATTATTATCTTTACGAGTGCTGCAAACCCCGCAACCAAAGCCCCAATAGCCATAATAGAAGGACCGATTGTTTTAAGCAGGCTTCCTATACCTTCTGTACCAGCAAACTTCTCCGATGCTCTCACCCCTATATTAGACAGACCCTTGCCCATTCTTTTAGCTATTACGTCAGATATTCCCGCCATATCTTTGGAAAAGACACCACCAACAACACCCTTAACATCACCTTGAATTGCTTTGTTTCGTTTTAAAATAGATTTCTGATGTTTTTCTAATCCT